CTTGGCGGCATCACAATCAACATATTATTGATCTGATCGAGGCTCAAATTAAGTATAGCTGATTTAGGCTGAGCAATCGTTGTGTTGACAGTAACTGCTTCGAATGGTTTAGTTAACCAAATAGTACCCATGATAGTGGTAACACTAATATTACCAGTAATGCAATCACGCTCGATATTACGCCACCCGACTGGGCAAGATGGTAACAGTATGATTGTTGATCTTCCTGTTTCGTCGACTGTCCCCGAAAAGTCCGTACCTCTAACTCCAATTGTTGCAGTTGGTGTTTCCACCATAACTTGCTGCGGGTCTGATTTAGCAATTTGTCCTGAAGCATACTTTATAGTCCCCAATGCCATTTTGATGCCAAGCTTACCAGTTTTCTTTTCGCCATCGTAAACGAACGTATCGATGATAAGCTTAGATTGTTCTGTAATCATAACCTTGGTATCATCGCGGAAGGTGATACCTGCCTTTGCGTTAGCTGTAGTTATAACGTCATTCATCTCGATACCTGATGATATCGAGCTAGGTATATCTGCTTTATCTCTTCGTATCTCGGTAGGTCCAGACTGCTCTGTTACCTTGCCAACCTCAGCATTAGTTGTGGTTAGACTTAATAATAAGAGTGTTACTAGAACCATTGATCGTACTATTAACGACTGAGTCAACTGCCCCGCCCTGTCCTATCTGAACATTATTAAGCGCACCAGTTACTGCCAAATCAACTTTATGACCAAGTGTACCAGCAACTCCTGTTTGATCAAGAATTACTTGGTTGCCATTACCACCAGAAATATTGATAACGTTATTAACGCCAGCAACAGATGATGAGTTGTTAGTCAATGTGACAGTGTTATTATCTGAATCAATTGTTAAAGCTGTATTGTTTAGATTTTCGTTAGTTATAGTAACAAGGTTACTGCTACCTGTTACTGAACTAGTTATAGATGATGCTGTACAAGAAGTACAATCAATATCAACCTGGTTTGTGTTACCAGTGATAGTTGAATTCAACGTTACACCATCACCAATTACTTTAATTAATTGGTTATTTTGATTACCTATTTGAGATACTGTTACTGTATTGTTATTTCCACTAAACATACTACGGGTGGTTTGTGTACCAAGACCGTTGTTGCTACCAGTTTGCGTTATAGTTATATTGGCGCCATCTCCAATTTGATCAATGTAGATACTATTTCCTGCCGCATACGCATACTGAATCATAACGAAGAATGACAAAAACGCAATCATTCTTGTTAGTATTTTCATTTCGTTTTTCCTTTCTTATAAGCCCAGATTTTCTTATCTGCGCCTTGCTTGATCATATCAACGATAGCCGCTTCAATTGCAATTCTTACAGCGTAAGTGGTTGGTTCGTTGATAGATGAACCTGCTTCTAATTCAAAAGATTTTGTACCAGCGTCAACAAACTTCATAATATTTAAATTGGTACCAGTTGAATAAATTGTCTTTGTAGCTCCAGTCGAAATCAATATCTCACCAGTGTTAACTGATATCAATCGAACCATTACAGTTATTTCGTCTTTTCGATACTGTTGGTCAGCTCCCACACCAAGAAAGCGAGCTCCAATACCTCCAGTGCCAATATTACTATCGTAACCAACAATTCCGCCATCAATCATAATTCCTGCTACTACAAGCGGAACAAGTGGTTGTGCCTGATCTTTTTCATATGTTTCTCTCTGCGAACGAATAAGCTGCCGTTCCTTAACTAAATTCTCTAGACCTACACGTTCAACTGGTCGAAACCACTTACCCCTACCGGCATCCTGTAATGCTTTAATTAAAAATACTTCACTACCCTGAGTAACAGCTGAACTTAAACTAGCGTAGTTATTATTCGGCTTACGCTGACCGCTCATATCCTGAAAGCGATAAACTGCAACTGGAACTGATTCGCCAGCTGGTGGTGTAATATTTACAATCTCGTTAAAACGCTTGTGAGTGATAATCTCGGGCGCGTCAACCTCCGATTCAATCGCGGCTTGAGTAGTAACCTGTCTACCAGTACAACCACCAAGCACTAAACACAATGCAATTACAGCATACTTTACCATGCCAAACTCCCATAAGGTACAATCACTTCTGTCACACTCCCACCCGGATCAGTTATTCTTAATGTAACGGTAGAACCATCTGAAACCCATTCTAGATGATTACCTTGTATATCAAATTGCCCTGCAGTAGCACCGCCGTCTTTAAACAGCTCAGAAGCAATGTTCTGTGATATAGTAGCGTAGATACGGCTCTCTAAGTTATTGAGAAACTTAGCTAGGTTCGTGTTCTTAGCATCAGAAGCTGCTTGTGTTGCAGCTGCTTTCCTATCATCTATAGCCTTCTGTTTTCTTGTTGCTTCTAAATTTTCAATTGTAAGTACATGCGAAGAGTACCCAACACCATTGAATGAAGGACTCTTAAAACCAAATTGAATTTCATTAGCGAAAGAAACAGAAGAAACCAGGCAAAATATGAACGCTAATTTCTTCATTTTTTAACTCCATCAACCTGTATTTATAGGTTTCTTCATTTCTTTCTTGTTTTTATCATACCAAAATTGACTACTCGCTCGAAGTTTTTCGGCGCTAACCCTCATATGCTCTACAAGAGCTATCGCCATAGTAGCCTGAGATTTCCTCCAGGCTTTATCTTCTTGGTCAATCATAAGTTCGATAAGTTCGACAGCAAGGTCCGCATATGGACAAACATGCTCAGGAACTACAGGTTTCTTGATAATCATATATCTAATGCTTCCTTGAGGGAAGGAAAATGCGCTGTGATCTCGTACCAGGCATCGGTGGCGATTTCGCGGTGCTCTTTTTGAGTACCTTCGGTCATTCTCAGTTGGCAATAATGGAAATTTGATTTATATAAATACTTATACATTCTCAGGAGACCTTTCTATGATATACCTTTACATTAAAACTCATAATATTACTGGTTTAAAATATCTGGGTAAAACTACCCAGGATCCTTTTATGTATAAAGGTTCTGGGAAAAAATGGATTAATCATATTAAAAAACACGGTAATGATGTTGCAACTGAAATAATAGGCGAATATGAATCATTAGAAGAATTTATAAAAAACTCAGTTATTATATCAGAAAAATATGATATTGTAAACTCTAATGATTGGGCAAATTTACGAATTGAATCTGGCGATGGAGGCGATACATCAAAATATATAGATTATTCTAAACTTAATCGTGGAAAAGGTTTGAGTTATGAACAGAGATATGGTAATGATCTTGCTATCAAATTAATAGAAAATCGTAAACAAACATTAGGCAAAGCTTCGTCTTCGCGCAAAGGTAAAACTCTAATTGATCTTTACGGCGAAGAAAAAGCTGCCGAAATAACACATCAAAACTCAATCAAACACCAAGGGAAAAGAAATCCTCATACAGAAGAACGCAAACAAAACATAGCCAAAAGTAAACTTGGTAAAAGTTTTTCTAAAAAAGAATGTTCTGTTTGCGGTAAATTAATATCAATTAATAATTTACAGAGTCATCAAAAAACTCACTTAAAGAAGGAAACATTTTAACTATTTCTTCTTTAGCTTCAATAGCAATTTGTCTGTGTTCTTTTTGAGTATCTTTATTGGACCTAATTAAAATATAATGAATCCAAGAGCGAAGACTGCCAGCCATATACATGCGGCTAAGAATAAGTCCTTCAGGTAGTACTGCACGTGCTTGCTCCTTTGCTATACCGTTATCGATAGCCCACTTGTATGCATATTCTGCTTTTTCGGTGATGATTGATTGGATAAATTCCCAATCTCGCTGTAGTTCTTCATTGGTAGTTTCGATGGAATTCTGGCGATTCTTTGTATCCTGCAAACGTGCTTCACGTGTAACGAATCCCATATTTTTCGTTGGATCTGCATAACGTTGACTGAACTCCTGAAAAGTGAAGGAACGGTGACGGAGGATCTGACGACCAATGTCACGGGTGGTGTTGATCTCCATACAGATATGGACCATCTCAAACGGTGACCAATGCTTATGCTTCGCAAGATACTTGAGCAGCTTTGGTGCGGTCAGGGTATTATTCTGATTACCTGGATTAGATACACGAGCTACATAGGCGATAAACTCATCTACAGTCATAAGCGGCGCATTGTGACCAATATTACCATGTGCGCTGATAATAGGCTGTGTAAGTGCAATAATTCTAGCAGTATTCACTTCTTCACTCCATTAATAATTTTTACAACCTCTGACAGACCCTCTTCGACGTACCACTCTTTACCGGGATTGCAAAAGATAGCTGTCATTAAACTACCCTCATCGACAGGAATTTCATATACAGATATAATCTGATCTGTATTTAAGTATATTGGCATATCTTTGAGAGTACCAATAGTATTGGTAAATTTAACTAACATACTTTGATTCCACTTCTTTAATCATAATGTTTGACATATTATGTAGGGAGCAAATATACTCAGCCATTACAATATCATCGAGTTCACAAATAGTGTTATTATTTTTATCATAAATTGTAACCTGCTTACCATCATCCCAACGGATGAACCACTTAGCTGTCTGCATCTTGGTGCGTTCTTGAAACATCTTCAAATGACGAAGATTGTAAAACAGATCAGCGTTTGCTTTTTCCATAATCATATCACTTGTCTTCCTGTAATGATAGCTAACATCAGGCACATCTGGTTCACGACTCTCGGCTAGAAACTTCTTTGATTGATACCCAGCCATCACTTTTTCTCCGTAATAATCTTGACTACTTGTCCAAGACCAGTATGATCGTAATAAGT